ATCATGTTGGTTATGCCTGTATACTTTGTATTTGTATGTACTACAATACCGAGTTGGTCTTTTTGTCTACCTGCTGTAGCCGCACCCCATGAAACTATATTATCGTATCCAAATGTATTACGTAGCCCATCAACAACTTGTGCACCGCAATTATTTCTTTCAACACAAACAAGTGGCCGACCCCATTGCGCTAAAATTTCATTTAACTTACTTGTAAAGTTTACTGGTGATATACCACTATTATGATAGCATGCAACTTGCCTTATATTTGTCAATTCAGTTATGTCTATAACTTGTATGACTGTTGCATCTTTATCTATACCTTCACTCACATCGACCCCAGCAACGTAAATTCTATCATCTTTAGGCTCTTCCCAAATTTGATAGTTACCTTCTTCCATAACATATAACGGTTGCTTTATATAAACTGACAACTTATTATATAACTCTTCATTAACAGAACTCTCACCTGAGTCTAAGAATTCACAATTAAATTCTTGATTGAATGCATCCAAACTACCAATGGTTGCAACTGTTTCAAGCTTCCATTTTTCATCTCTACCAGGAATTTCATTCCATAAAATTTTATCCCCAGCCCAACCGTTCTTATTATTTTCAGCCCCTGAATATAATGTATGAAATAAATTACCTGTACCGTTAGCAGTTGATGCAATAAAAATTTTAGATTTTTTAGATGATGATACGATTGGATAAACTGATTTCCAAAACTCTTCAACTAAATGAGGTTCAATAAACGCTAACTCATCTAATAATAGAACGTTTATTGATTGTCCTCTTGCTGCCGTCCCAGTTGTGGTTGATATACCTATTCTACATCCATTGGCTAATGACATTGATGTCTTACCATATTCCTTTACACCAGGTTTAATCCAATTTGGTAACTCTTCGTATGCTAATCTAATTCTTCTAAAGATTTCAATAGCAGTGTTCTCTTTATTTGCTACAATTAATATGCTTTGATCTTCTTGAAAACAAGCAACCCATAAAGCATATATGGTAAACAAAGTTGTTTTACCGATCTGTCTACTAGCTAATAATATAAAGAACCTATTGTCTCTCATCTTTCTTAATACTCTCTTCTGGCATAAATGCAACTCTATGCATTGCTTACCTTCATCTAATGAAACAATATGAAAATAGTTTTCTGCAAAGTAAAGTATGTTATTTGCACACTTTTTTAACGACGTTGCCATCTCCGCAGTATACTCGAACTGAGAGTCGCTAGCAGGTAGGTTTGGGTTATTTAGGTAATTCTGTTTGTTTTTAATCACGGGCGATATAAATATTTACATGTCAATGGCTAATAATCTATTAGAAATATGGGGTTTGTATAACAGCAAAGTGCTTAATGAAAAAGCACCTGCAGCTCATCCTCCTGGTAAAAAGGCAGCTAAAATGTCGACGAAGCCAGGTCCTGGCCCAGTCTTATTAAATGATCCTAAAGCAGGTGCTATAGGTAGAAAAGACACAACTGGCCCAGAAGCCGCAGATAATTTTAATGGCCCTTCTTTTAATAGAAGCATATCTGACCTAAAGACAATGTCAGATAAAGATAAGAAAGATAAGCCATATGTAGCTCAACTTAATGTGTCTGTAGAAAATTTTGATAAGAATCTCGAGAAAACAACGAAAGCCGCTATAAATAATAATATGAAATCTACTTTTGATAAGTTATTCGAAGAAGTTATGAACAGTGAAGACGACAAAGACTTAGTTGCTCTTGGCGTTGACGCCGATGCCCCTGAAGGTGATATGGAAGGCGATGTAACAGTTACATTATCTCCTGATCATGTAGAAGTTTTAAGAGCAATTTTAGCTCAAGTTGACGGTTTATCATCTGATGAAGGTATGGGGGATGAAAGTATGTCAGATGACGATATGGGTACAGATGAAGATGCAGAAATGCCAAAACACGGTGAAGAAGAGTATGAAGCAATGCATCCAGAAGGAACAGAAATGGAAGAAGTTAAAGATTCAGTAGGTTTAGCAATGACAAAACATTCAAACATGAAGGTTGGAGATGTAACAGCAAAGCACGATGTTGGTGCAAACAAAGCTGGCACGACAACAATTGACGTTCCAGTTGACGGTAAAGGTAAGAACGTTCCAGATTCGGCAGGTTTAGCATTAACTAAACATTCAAACAACAAGCCACATAGCAAGATTAAAGGTAATAATCAATTAGCGTATGGTATTAAGTAATACTAATAAGTAGATTCAAAATTAAGCCTAAGATTTTAAGTCTTAGGCTTTTTTATGTATACTAATATTGCTTAAATATTAACATGGACTTGTTTAAAGACTTTTTTAAGATAGGTGTTGATAAAAGACACCGTAAACCAATTATTGGTGGTACTGACTTTCAGAAAAAACATTTAAACATGGTACCTGCTAAATATAAGAAAGATAATAGTAAGTGTGAGAAGATAGAAATCTTAAAGACAAGACCAGGCAGGTTCTTTTGCGAACCTAAAGATGTTGAATATATAACAACAAATTTCTTAAAGGGTATACCAGCTAAGCCCGGTGAGTTAAAAACGTTAGGTGGTAAAATGAATATGAAATTTTATCATGATCCTAAATCTGGTAAGTGGGTAATTGAAAAACTATAACATATGCAACAAAATACATGTTTTCCAGGAATTATAGATTCAGATCAGAGTTGCTATAGATACCTTGATAAGAGTGTTATTGGTAATGAAGAGTATCTTTACAGCAATTATTATAGAGAACAAATTAATGTATATGGTACCGAAATAACTTATTTTGTTAATGCTTATAACGTATTAAGTGCTGATAACTTTTACGGTGAAGATCCTACACGTCGTTTTGCACCTGGTAAAACAATTATAGCTATTGTTGAGTTATCTGAAAATGCTACTACCCTAACTAAGTTTGGTTTTGAAGCAGATGATGAAGTTACAATTTACGTTCATTTATCATCATTCTATGATGCTTTTTATGATATAGGGGTTAATAATTTAACCCCAGAATATGTTCAAGACACTAGTATAGATTCAGAAAATGAAATTGATATTGCTACAGAAACGCCAACAGTATTCGAAACCCAATATAATCAAGTACAACCAAAGTCTGGTGATGTGTTTGTGTTAACTGAGTACGGTAAAGGTAGGCCTGGTAATAGAAGTGGTAAACAATTTGAAGTAACAGAAATTTTAGACGAAGATATTGCAAAGACAAATCCTTTAGGTGGACATTATGTCTGGATAATTAAAGGTAAGAGATTTGATTACAGTTTTGAGCCTGGATTATCTGCTGAAAATGGTAGTCAGCAAGTATTTGATAATGCTTATAATGGTATATTGTCTGGTGGTACACAAACATCATCCCCAGGTAAGAAATATAATGAACAAGATGCTGCTAATAAACCATTATTATCAATTAATGATGTAAGTAGAGAGATTATATTTGATATGCCTAAGAATGATAATACGGACGTATACGGAACGTACTAATTTTTTATTTAAAAAACTGTGCGTCGGGATATACTTCCTCTCTATCTCCTCTTACCCAAGCATCAACTTGATACTTCATATCCCGTTCTCTATCAGTAATATACTTCTGAAAGGCTAATGGCTTGATCCATGCAGCGCTTTTCCTTGTATCTATACCAAGTTGCTCAGCTTTATCACAAGCTAAATTCACACCTTCATAAAGGCAAGCAAATCTGGCTAAGAAATCGACGTTATTATAATCTTCTTTATCAATATTTTCCATGTAGTGATTGTATCACTTTTCCTAAAAGAAGTACCTTCATATGTCTATCATTATAAGTGTAGTTGTTTAGGGCGTTAAACAACCCAAACGTTAATTCTTTCATTATTCTCTTATTGTTACTATATAACGCTTCGTTTACTTTATCACCTATTGGTTGCTTACCATCATCTATAATAGCTATAATGGCCTGTAACATCATCTTTGTAGCTAAGGTATTGTTCATTTTTTCAGTAACAGCACCTTCTTTAAACTTTGATTGCTCGTCTAAATCAAACTTAAAGTACGTAGCTAAAGTAGCATTTAGGTCTTCTACGTTTCTTTCTGGATGGAAGATTGTAGATGTTAATGAATTAGGAGAAACCTCTTTTGTAATACTATTTAACTCACTCATTAGTCTTATTAAAGTAGATTGGTTCAGTTGTTAATACAGTCCGGACATCAGCAAAAGCTTTAATATTTTTATTACATTTTGCACACTCATAAATAACATCATCATCAAATCTCATTATAATTTCTTGTTTTACCTTTTCATCACAAGGGCACTGTACAACTGAAATATGCTTGCTAGCTTCTTTAAACTCCTCTAACTTTAATCTTTGAGCCTTTTCAATAAGAGTATTCTCATAATGGTTATTATAAAAGTAAAAAAATAATACTTGAATAATAAAAGCTAGACTAAACACTACCCAAAAATTGGATGGAATTAAAAGCCCGAACAATGCACTTATTAACGTTGTAATAGTTAACGATATTAATAACTTGTTTATCATTATGTGATTTTATCAAGTTCCCTACTAATATCAACTATTGCTCTGTTAATAAACTCTATTCTTCTATCTACATAATTCATGTTACCATGAAACTTCTTTTTTAAGGCTGGATTCTCAACAGCATTACCTACTATCTTACGTAAATTTGCTGTTGCAACGAATATATCAGATAGAATTTCATCTGCAAAATTTAATGGGTATGGTTTTAAAGCCGGGGCTAAAGAATTATCATCTCTTTTGTTTGAAGCAAGTAAATCGCCTACTTTACGTGGTAATGGAGCAGTATCTCCTTTGCTATCTTGTCTAGCAGTACTACCATACATTTGTCTCTGGGTATCGCGCATTGTAGTATCTTCAAAAATTACCTTTTTCATATGTATTATTTAAGTAAAACTAATAAATAATACATATATGAGCAACTACGGAAACAGATTTAAAAGATTTTTGGTAGAAAAAGATGATGTACCAGAACAAGATATTACAGATCAAGATGCAATGGTTCAGACACTTGATAAGGGTACAAATCCAGAGGATTTTGACGTAGATGCTCCTGTTGCAGGTAGTCAAGTTGCTCCTACAATGAGTGCAATTCAAAAGAAAATGTACGATGAATTAAAGGGTGTGGTTACGGAATTAGATACGTTTTCCAACTTCTTAAACGGCACTGGTCCAGAGAGTTTGCAATCAAGATTAAATTCGGCAGAGCCAGAAACACTGTTTGATAAGATTAGTACTGCAGAAACAAAGAAAATTGCTCGAGTTGCTGTAGAAATTAGTTCTTTAAGTGAAATGTTAAAGGGTTACTTAGCAACAGCTAACGATCCAAAATACAAATTTAACTAAGATCGTTTATTCTTAATATTAGTTAGAATAATCTTTGCTTTCAACCCGGAGTATGTGTTATCGGTAACCAACTTCGGGTTTATACTGTCCCTACCAAACTTAATACAGATATCATTAACGTCTTTATAATGCTTAAACTCTTCTGGCCATAAGAATACTTGTTCACCACTTTCAATAAGTAACATACTCTTCTTTAGAGAAGCATTATCATTCCATTGATTATCTAAACACCAAATTTTATTAAAACTTGTTAACTGAGCTAACTGCTTTGTCTGGAACTCATTAAAGGTACGGTTACTATCTTCTTGAATACCACAAACTGCTAGCCCGTTTTTAATAAAATAAGAGTCAATAGGACCTTCAAACAGATATACATTATCATGATTCATATCTAGATTATGAACGCCATATAAACTTTTTTCTGCACCAATTTTACTAAGATATTTTGGTCTTTCAAACATATCTTTCTTTAATAACGTTCTCGTTTGGTAAAATATAATATTACCCTCTGCGTCATAAAATGGTAATATTAATCTATTCTTATGAACCTTATCTATAAGTGAAAGATAGTAACGTATTGGTTTATTAATAGCAGTATCTAATCTTCTACTCTTTATAAACTCTAAACATATCTTAACTGTTGTATTCTCTTTATGAAACCTTAACTGATTATCATCATTTAAATTAATACAATCATCTGGTAAGGATTTAGATAATACCTTTACTTCTTCTTTCTCTTTTACATCAGTTACAACATCATAATTACCGTCTCTAATTTCTTTTATAACTTCATTAAACGGTTTACCAGTTGCATCTAGTATAAAATTAAACACTTTCTTACTGTAGCCGCAATTATGACAATACGTTAATTCCTTTTCTGGTATATAAAAGAATCTAGTCTTTTTACCATAACTCTTACCTTCCTTACAAAATGGACAACTACCGTTATAGGTATTTGTATATTTATTATAGGTGGGTGAAACTACACACCTATAAAACGTTTGAATAAC